CTCGCCGCCGGTGATCCAGGCACGCTGGGCGATGCCCAGGATGGCCGAGACGCCACCGTAGACGCGGTGGCCATCCAGCACCTGCACGGTGCCGGCGTCAAAGCGGGTCATGTCGACCGCTTCGGGGGTGACGGCCAGCTCTTCTTCGTAGGTGGTGTCATTCCACCAGTCGTAGGCGCGGCGGCGGGCGCCTGCCGTCCACACCACCTCGACAGTGTTCTCGTCGGCGTTGTAGGTGCTGGGCACCAACGTGGCCTCACGCAGTTGCGTGGGCAGCTCGCGCACATCGGCAGGGGCGGCAGCCTGGGGCGTGCGATCAGCAGTGGCGGTGGATGGCATGCACGGCACTGTGCCGATGCGGCTGTCTCATTTCTCGGAAAACTGAGACGATCTGCAGGGATGGATGCGCGAGCCGCGAGCGTGAAAAAGCCGCCTCGGTGGGCGGCTTGGGTGGTGATTTTGTTACTCACCGGCAAGGGATGGGATCAGGCGACCGGCTGGACCGTCAGCGCCGGCGCTACGGTGTAGGCGACCGTCAGGCTGTCGTTCTGCGCCAAATAGAAGGACCCAGACGTGGCGCCGATGGTCAGCGCAGTGCCCTGACGTGCCAGAGCCAGCGCAGACACCGTGCCGCCAGCCACGTACACCATGACCGGCGCGCCGGTCGTGTTGGTGTAGGTGTACGGGCTGGCGCCTGCCGCAGGCTGCGTCGGCTGCGCGCTGCTGACAACACGCAGGCACGGCGCGTAGACGCGGACCCGTGCGGTCTGACCGACCGTGTTGAATTCGGCCATCACCTGAAGCGGGTAGCCTGCCGAGTTGTTCGGCGCGGAAATGCCAGCGCTGGCCGTGGCCGTCACGAATGTCGGCGTGATGGCGCGGAATGCGATCTGCGACGCGATGTTGGTGGTCGCCGCCGCAGGGTTGGACCCGACATCAGCCAGCTTCGCATCGCTGAACAGGCGATGCCTGACCATGATCGACTGCAGTTGCGCAACACCGCCCGCGCCGTCGTCTGCGGTGATGTAGGCGGTCCCCTGCAGTTCGTCGCCGACCGCAATCGGGAACCGTGCAGACGCCCCGCTGACGGTGGTGGCGTGGATCTCCCAGCGCGCACGGGCAAACCCGCCGGCCAGAGATGTGCACGTCATCGTGCACTCTGCGTAGGGCATGCCGGTGGCCGCGTCGTTGTTCCACGTCGGCGTGCTGATGGTGACGCCGCCAATGTCAGCGCTGGTGAATTGTGTCGGCCCGCTCCAGTCGATCAGATTGGGCTCTGCCGGGTTGCCGGTGGCGTAGATCAGCCCCGTCTTGGCAGAAATGATTGCCCGCGCCGCCGTGGCGCAGTAGGTGGCGGACAGGATCGCCCCGGCGCGGTTGAAGTGCAGGCCGTCCGGCATGTACGTCAGGTTTGCGAACCCGGTAGCGTCAACCAGCGCGCTGAACGTGTCAGCATACGCAAGCTGTCGCGGAAATCCGGCCGCCCAGGATTTCAGGATCGCATTGCCGTCGATTGTGGCTTGCAACTTTGCAGCAGACGACGCGCCGTAGCTGGCCGCCGATGCCGGGTTTGTGGCTTCAAGCAGCACCTTGAACCCGGCCCCCATCAGCGATGACACGAGGGCCTTGATGTTGGTCGTCACCGTCGCCGCAGACGTGCCCGCGATGTAGTCGTTGATGCCGTACTGCACGTACACCGCATCCACAGGCCCGCCCCGGAACAATGCTGCGGAAATGAGGTTGTTGATGGTCTTGCTGTTGGCGCGGCTCGTGCTGCACCAGCCTGTGGTTGTGCTCGTGCTGGTGACAATATCGCCCGATACGCCGAAGTTCGCCGCAATCTCAGAGTCGCCCAGCATTCCGGCCAGCCACATGGGAACACGCTGGTCGTTGACCGCGGTCGAGGTGCCGGTCGGCGCAAGGAGGGTGTTCGTGGTGAAGCAGGTCGCGCGGCTGTCGCCAAACGTAGCCCAGCGCCACGGGCGCTGCACGGCGCCCCCGGTGCCACTTGACAACGAGTATTGAAGCGCCCCCTTCGGGTCAACCGTTCCCATCTCACACCCCCGCGCTGTTGACCACGGCCGCTGCACCGGTGCCGTTGAGTGCCGTGGAGCGGGCGCGCAGCTGGGCCCAGGTGTGCTGTACCACCACGCTGTCGCTGGCCGAGGTGGTGCCCGATGCGCTGAGGGTGGCGATGGTCTGCCAGCCCGTGGCGCCGGTCAGGTCGTTGGTGCCTTCCACCACGGCGGTGGCGGTGACTGCACCGGTGCCGATGACGATGAGCTGATGGGTCCACAGCGCAGCACCCAAAGCAGATGCGCCAGCGCCGGTGGTGCTGGCAGTGGGTAATGGCCAGGAGAGGATTTGTCGGTCGATGGTCATATCGGTGGATGCGGTGGCATGTGAGGAAGGAGGCGCGGCGACAAGGTCAATCGCTGCCGGCGGTGGCGGCAGAGGTTTGCTGTTTCTGCTGTTGTGCGTCCTGGGACTGGGCCGGCTTGCCCTTGAGGAGCATTACCAGCGCATCCCAGATGCCGCGCTGCTGCAGGCCCTTGATGTCGGCAGCCAGCTCATCGAAGACAACTTCGGGGTCGTAGCCGCGGCGGCGCAGCTTCTCGCTGAAGCTGCTCAGGCCACCGGCAATCTCGGCCAGGTCGGCCTCGATGTCCTGCTGCGGGTTGACGTAGTCCCACTTGGGGGTGCTGTGCTCGACGGCCCAATCTGGCCGGGCCGAGAGCAGGCCGGCAAGCGAGGCATAGGCGGCGAACTCGGCGCAGATGCGGTCGCACAGCACTGGAATGATGGTGAGCCACTGGATCTGCTCGATCTCGCGGCGGAAGTCGAGCATGCGCACGCGCGCGCTGCTGAAGTTCACCTCGCGCATGTCGCCGGTGGCCTGCTCATAGGTGAAGCCGGCACCGGCGCAGATGAGGTGGATGTTGTACTTGCAGTAGTCGACGAAGCCCGGGGCTGCCTTGGGCTCGACCACCGTGATGTTCATGCCGGCCGGGATCTGGGTGATGCCACCGCTGGCCAGTTCGCCCAGGCTGCCGCCGCCGTTGGCGCTGAACTGGCCACTCTCGGCCATGGCGGCCACATCACCGCTGGCCAGCACCGAGAGCCGACCTTCGAGGTTCTTGCGCTGCAGCTCGGCGTCTTCGAGCAGTTGCAGGTCGCGTGCGCGGGGGATGACGGGCGACAGGCGCGGAAAGCCGCGGCCCTGGCCCGGCCGGCCGGGCGAGTAGAGGTGGATGACCTCGGCGGCCAGCACGCGGGTGCTCTGCAGGCCACGGGTGCGCAGCGGGCCGATATCGCCGGGGTGCTGGTTCCAGAGGTAGTAGGCGACGACGCGGCCCAGGGGGTCGTATTCGATGCCCTGCACGATGGTGTTGCCGCCGGAGGCAGTGGTGCGCAGAGTGTCCAGCCGGTCGATTTCCAGCAGCTGCAGCTGCATGGGCACGGGCAGGCCATCGGCCTCGCGGCGCGAGCGGATGCGGATGAGCACTTCGCCGTCAGCGTCCATGGCGCGCACGGCGGCAGCCTGGATGCCGTAGAGGTCGCGCACGCCATCGGCATCGGCCACCTTGGTCCAGGCCTTCCACAGCGCGGCCAGCTTGGCGCCGTCTCGGCCGGTCCACTTGGGCACGATGCCGGTGCCGACGATGTGGGCCACGCGGGCGTTCATGCCGGCGCTGATGTACTCGATGTTCTCGATCAGGCTGCGGCTTTTGGCACGCAGAGTGGCAGCGCTGGCCGCATGCTCGGCGTTGGCACTGGCACCGGCACGCTTGGGCTTCCAGCTGTCGCCCGGCAGCGCGGCGGAATAGGCGCGGGTGAGCAGTTGCCGCGCCTGGAAGCGCTGCAGGCCGGCGCGCGGGCTGAGCCAGCCCACCAGGCGGTCAAGCGCAGTGGGCGCGGCGCGGGTGGCGAAGAGGCGGGTGTCGGTAGCCATGAGGGGTCAGCGCTCCCGGCTGGTGATGAACACCGGGTATCCGGTGCGCCGGCCGGTAGGCTGGCCGCTGGACGACAGGCCGGAGACGACACCGGCGGCATGCTGGCGGGCCGAGATGAGATCGGCGATGGAGCGGTAGCGCACGCGCCGGCCATCGACCTCGACTTCCAGTTCAGAGGTTGCGATGGCGGCATCGAGCCGGTCCACGTCGGATTGAGTGAGGGCCATCCGTTCAGGATGGCAGGGTGAGCGTCTCATTTCTCGGAAAACTGAGACGACTTGACGACGACTCAGCCCCCGCCGCCAGGCTGCTTCAGCAACCGATAGACAGTGGCACGACTGATGCGCAGCACACGCGCCACCTCGGTGGCGTTGCGGCCATTGAAGAGGCTGAGCACCTGGCTGGCGATGACTGAGCGCTTCTCGCGCTTGCGGATGTAGGTGTCGATGCCCATGAACTCATCGCGCACCGCCTCTTTCATCGCAGCGAACTTTTCAGCGTCGGCGCCCAGGCTGGGCTGGAGCTGCAGCAGGTAGTCGAACAGGCGGTCCACAAGGTCGGCGTCCTCGGTGGTGGCGGCGGTGGTGATGTGGGTCATGCGGGTGTGCAGGGTCGGTCAGCCCAGGCGGCGGGGCATGGGGCGGGG